ATAACCAGCTTTCATACAATTATAAGTATTTGTGTATGTTTCTGGCATTTGATGTGGCGGCAGACACTCTTGATAGAGAGCCGTACACACAATCATAGCAAGAGCTATTTTCATAGTGTGTCTCCCTATTGGTTTGTACTATTAATTGAAATTAAGATTTAGGATATTTGTCTTTAACTGCTTGTCGCTTTGTTGCTAGAGAATTAAATTCTGTAGCATCACCAGCCTCTTTTTTAAAGATAGCATCTGCAATATCTCCTAAAGATGGATATTCATTTAATCTATTATGTCTTATAATATTATTATTTGTTTCTGTTTGTGCAGCACTTTCATAAGTTGATAGTTGTTCTGAAGTAGGTTTAGCAATATCTAAATTCCATTCTTTAATATATGGAGAACTAATCCCATCTATCATATCATCTTGTAATATAACATCATTTGTAAAATCAACATTACTAACTCCGTTATCTTTGCAGTATGATTTTATTTTTATTGATAATAATTGTGCCATATTATGCTCCTATTATTTTAAATCCTGAAAATTGATTTCTTATTCCAGCAGAATAAACAGTTGCTGTTGACCCACTTGGCTGATGAACATAAAGTTCAATATAATCACTTGTATTAGTTACATTTGCTACACATACAATATTTTGTGGTGTTTGACTATCTGCACCTGGAGTATATTGTACTTCTTCTATTGAACTTCCATTTAGATAAACTGCAAGTCTTGAATGTGCGTTTCCGACATGACTCATATAAGCAGTTGCACTAATAAGATATTTACCAACAACACCTGGCAAAAATTTTGAATTACCATTATCCCATACACTACCAGAATCAAAAATTTCCGACCAACCTGTTACTTTAGTATATGTTGCGGCACTAATACTTGTTTGGTCGCCACTTTTTCTAGCACTAAAAGCTGGAGTGTTTTCTCCACCACCAGCTTGAAAGTCTGATGCTGTTGCAGAGGTAGCTGTCCAGACTTGTCCAGAACTAGCCGTATCTGATCTATTAATTGATCTGTTGTTTAATGTTATTAATGCCATTTATTACTCCTTCGGATTTGCGTCTTTAATAGATTTTATTCTTGCTTTCCAAGCATCTATATCTTTATAAATTTCGTCTAGCTGATCGCCTATATCTCCATAGGATTTTTTTCTAGTTTTTCTTATTTGATGATTATTTTCTTCTGTTGTAGCTGAAGAATTATAAGTAGTTAATTGTTCATCACTTGGTTTTACAAGACCAGAAACATTCCATGTTTTAATATAAGAACCAGAACCATCATTCTGTAATTCAATATTATCTTTTTCAGCTTCCCAAGTTTTACTGTTTGCTTCTAAATATTTTTTAATTTTTGAATATAAACTTGCCATTATCCTATTCTCACTCCTGACATAAATGTACTTTCTTGTCCTGTTTGTATTCCTTCAGTTCCACCCTCATCATGATATAAATATAATTTAATAGTATCAGCAGCGGCTAAATCTATAACTGCTGAAACACACGCACCATTTCCTTTGGAAGCCATAATATTATTACTTACATAAGCACCTGTATTACTTGCTCCATTACGAAATATCATTGGATTAAATTGATTAGTTGCTGCCCAACTAGGGTCTGCTCTAACACAAGCAGTAATTAAATATTTCCCCGCCTTACCTGACGGAACTGTAAAGGTACTTGACGCAAAAGCATTATCTGTATCCCAATCTTCAGTTGCTAAGGCAATTTGTGTTGATGTTGCGTGGTCAACATTTGTAACACCACTTGCATAAGCTCTAAATGATGGTGTTCCAGCTCTTACTAAAGAGTAATCTATTCTTTTAAGAGTACCAGCATCACTAATCAAAATTTCATCAGTATCTGCTGGAATATCTGTTAAAGCAGTTTCTGCAGAAATAATATCCTGTGCTAATTTTGCATTGGTTATTACCCCGTCTGAAGGTGTCCCGATGTCGAGTACGTTACCTAAAGCTATTATAAAATCAATACTATCTGATGATGTTAATGAGCTTGAAAATGTAATTGTACTTCCAGACACAGTATAAGAACTTCCTGGTTTTTGAATTACTCCATTAAGACTAACAATAAGATGATTCGCCGATTCTGGCGTAAAATTTGTTGAACTTAATTGCATAGTATAACTAGCAGTAGCCGATGCACTTAAAGCATCAAGTACATGATAGCCGCCTGTCTGTAATTGTTTTCCTATTATTGGCATTATTCACCACCTCCATTGTCTATTACTGTTCCACCATCTGCTATCCATTGTTGGATTGCTTGGTAATCTGAATTTGCTTCTACATTAGGTACGTCTGATATAATTCCATTTTTTGTCATTCTAAAAATAAAATCTGTATTTTCTGGATTGTAAATTTTTTCTACTTTAATAATCATAATTATAACTCCGCACTTACAGTATAATGACCAGCTACATTACAAGCTATCCAACCAGCACCTACACCGCCATAACAAATCACATGATTTTGACCATATCTTCCAGCATAAGCTGTCATACTTGCATCACCAGAAGCACCACTCCTACCATAAGTCCAAGTACCCGCAGTGCCATCAGTTTTATAAAATGTCAATGTAGGTGTTGTTCTTAAAGGTACTTTTAAAGCTAAAGATAATACTGCATTATTTCCACCTTCACTTGTTGTACTTATTTCTAATTTTTGTTGATCTGTACTTGTTGCTGGTGCAGTAGCATAATCGTATGTTTTTTGAAAATATCTTAAACATCTATGTAAATTTACATCATAAGGTACAAACTCAAAATCCGAAGCTGTAGAACCAACTTCTAATTGCACTCCAGTTATCCAAAAATTATTTGATGTACTATCTAAAAAATTAACTTGATTTGATGTTGCTAATTTATCACTAGCAGCAACCCAAGTATTATTAGTTGCATGAAAATTACTACCAGAAACTAAAGTAAAAAAAACTCTAAAACCAGATGCGTTTGAATTTGCTATTGCACCATTTGCTCCTGTAATTAAAGATGTACTTCCAGCAGTAGGTGTTAAAGTTATTTCTTTTTTTTCCCAAGTTGAACCAGATGAGATTGTATATTCAATAGGTGTTTCATATCTTGTTCCACTTCCAGCCTCTTTAACAAATCTTACGCAATAAGTTCCAGTCTTAACTGACTTAACCCAAAAAGATAAAGTTAATGTTTCAGCAGATGAAGTTCCATATTTTAAATGTTGTAAATTTTGACCTTCTATAAGTTGAGTAAAACCACAATATTGAGCCGCACCAATAGATGCGTCAGCAGTTGTGCAATCAACTTTTAATGATTTAGCAAAACCATATCCACTAGGAACATCTGTATCTTGTGTAACTGTTACAGCTCCATCTGAACTTTCATCCATTGTATATCTATCAAGAGTATAACCATTAGAGGTAAAAGAAGTTCCTCTTTGAGCAACTTGCATATCACCATTAATAAGAAGATTTCTAAATGGAATATCTTGATAAGATGTCTTTGCTCCTGTTACAGCATCATCAGCTATTTTAGCTGTAGATATAATTCCATCTGTAATGTCAGATGATGTTAAAGCTACTGCTGGCGGTTGTTGTCCAATAAAAGGCATTTGTTTATTCTCCTAAATTATTATGTTATTTCCATTACTGATAAGCAAACATCAGTTGCTCCAGAACCAGTAACAGATAATGTGTCTGTAGTTTCCATGACAACTTTATTGCCAGAAAGTAATTCTAATGTACTGTTTCCAGGCACCGAAACTGAAGTTACTAATTCGACATCTTGATTTGCCTCATTATTATTTCCAGCTCGATTTGCAGTATCGGTTCCTAAAGTTACAGTTGCAGTAATAGTTGAGCTTGTTGTATTACCAAGCATCAAACCTAAAATTACAGTAGTCGTTGAACCAGCTACAGTGTAAATTACATCTGCTGATGTAACACCAGCTTTTGTTATCGTCTTAAATTGATTAGCCAATTTATCCTCCTATTTATCCTAGTGCGATTGCCATAGCTGTTGGATCATCTAAAGTACAAGCTATCGTAACTGTATCTGTAGAGCCTCCAGTAGTCGTAATGTTCGTACCAGCCGCAATGGTTAAAGTATTACCGTTAGTTATTGTTTGTGATGAACCAGATGAGCCAGCAACGGTAAAGCTAGTCATTGATCCGTCTGTACCAGATTGAGAGAAGTGTACTCCTACTCCATCTGTATTTGAAAAAGATCCAGCAGAAACTACATGAGCTACTGGAACTTTTGTATATCCAGAGGCATCAGTTACAGCACCATTTACTTTATATAATGCGTAAGTTGCTGGTGTTCCTTCTTTTTCTACTCTTACAAATCCTCTTGCGACTGTATTTGTTGCATCATCCCAAGATTGAACCCAACCAGAAATATCAGCAGAGGCATCGTCTGCATCGTCTACATATAAAACTGAAACGCTTGAAAGTGTTGCATGATTAAAAGCTATTTTTCCCGAACCTGGGTCAGCATCAGAAGTTGACGAACTCCAAGTCATAGCAATTCCAGCTACACCACTTGCACCCGTTGACCCCGTTGAACCAGTTGACCCCGTATCGCCTTTGTCGCCTTGCCTTGTAAAGTGAACCGATAAAGTATCGCCAGCAGAAAAAGTATTATTGGATGCTAAATGTGTAACAGCTAATTTATTATATCCGCTAGCATCTGTTGAAGAGCCAGTTATAGAAAATCTTGCGTAAGTCGTTGGATCGTCAGTATCAACTATATGTAAAAATCCTTTTATCGTTGAGGTACTATCATCCCAAGAAATCGTATCAACTTGAGTAGTAACACCATTTGCATCGGCATCATCAATGTATATAGCTGTAGCGGATGCGTAAGTTCCATTGTTAAATCTTATCTCTCCAGAACCAGGGTCGGCATCACTCGTTCCATTATCAAAAGTATAAAGATAACCAGGTACAGCTCCATCATTTCCAGATGCGGTAAAGTGAACTGAAAGCTCATCTGCTGCTGAAAATGTATTATTTGAAACAACATGAGTTACAGTTAATTTGTTATAACCAGATGCGTCTGTTGCAGCACCAGTTACTTTAAATTTTGCGTAAGTAGTCTTGTCGTTAATATCGACAAATTGAATAAATCCTTTTGTTCCAGCGGTGCTGTCATCCCATGAAATAGTATCAGCTTGTGTTGTTACTCCGTGCTGGTCGACATCATCAATATAGATTTGAGTTACACTTGCATAAGAACCATTATTAAAGGAGACTTCCCCCGCTCCTGGGTCTGCGTCAGATGTACCAGTATCAAATTTATAAAAATAACCTGGAGATACTCCATCTTCTCCAGATGCAATAAATGAAACAAAAACTTTATCGTCAGCTGATAAACTTCCAGCTCCATCAATATAAGTTAAAGTTAATTTTACATAACCAGAGGCATCGGTTGAGGCTCCAGAAATTTTAAAAACATGCCAAGTATCTAATGTATTTGATTTTGATATTCTTATTCTTCCTCTATTTGTAGGATTAGCAGAAACATCATCAAATGATAATAACCAAGCTGATACATCGGTTCCATTCGCCTCATTATCATCTATATAAGCGGCAGTTGCCGATGAAATAGTTGAGTTGTTAAAACGGATATATCCACTTCCTGGGTCGCTGTCTGTCGTTGTTGTTGAATAAGTAAACTGTGCAGCATCTCCACCAGCGGGTAAGAAATCTGCGATTGTGGTTAGATTTCCAGAACTATCAAATCCTAAAGCCTTACTAGCTCTATCTGTTGCACTCTCTGTAAATTCAGCAGATGAAATAGTATTTGTTTTTGAAACTTTAAATGATCTATCTAATTCTTCTTGTAATTCTTGTGCTTGCATTAATGCTTTATCTAAAGCATCTTCGTGAGTTTCAGCTGGAAACGGATCGTTTGCAACATAATCTGTTTCTTGGGTTAAAGCTGTATTTCTTAAAAGAACCAAAGTTGTTCCCGCAGCTGGTGCCGTAACCATGGTTACCGTTCCACCGCTAGCTCCATTATCAACTATTGAATAGTTAGTAGAACCAGATCCTTCTGATTTAACTGTCTCTGTTCCTGTAGCCGATCTTTCAATTACAGAAATTTCTGAAGTCGAATTAATCGGAAATGTATATGCAAACGCAGTAGTGGATCCGTTGCCCGAATAACTGTTTTTTAGTGTCGTTGTACTTATCGTCATAATTTTTATATTTAGGTTGTGAGAAAGTGATTTGTAGGCATTAAAATCCTACTCTATGTTTCTCTTTATTAAAATTTGTCTATAATGTCTATAACTAATTTGGCGATATTTCCCCTGGATGCCACCAATATTCTTGTCCAGTTCGAGACTTTAATTTGTTTACATTTCGTCTAGTATCTGAGTTAAAATCTGGATTTAATAGCTTTTCAAGGGTATCAAATATAATTCTTTCAAATACTAATCTGGTATACCAAAGATTATTTCCTGGTGTGTATCTTTGAATAAATGCTGCAAGCTCCTTACCAGCATTAGTTTTTTCTCCACTTAAAAGTTCCCAAACATTCCCAGCCGTCAATCTAACAGCATCATCTAAAAAATTTACTACTGGTCCAGTAAGAGTTTTTGCCATAGATCCGCCATATCTGTTTTGATCTGAAAATAAGAAATCGCCAAATATTCCTAATCCACCACCATAAACCATAGCGTTTAACCAATATCTAAATCCTTTACCAGTAAGTGGGTTCATGTTTTCTGGTGGAGTTGGTTTTTTACCAGCTGCTATTTGTTTTAATTCATAAGCTAAAGCTCCCATTACAGTTCCACCAATAATCATAGGTACTAAATATTTAGCTTTACCCGCCAAACCTACTTGTTGAAAACCTCTGGCTAAGTGCGTCATGCCTAAAGTAATTGCAAAGTTTTTATACATTAACATTGAGGCTACTATTTCCCCTTTTATTGTTCCTGGTTGAGAATTTCCCGCTAAAGTAACTCTTCCTTTTAGTGAAGATGTGGGTACAGCAAAGTTAGTTTCATTTGCTAACCAAGTCATTAACCTTGTTGTTAAAAATTCTCTTGTAGCCTCATCTAAGTCAGCTCTTTTCATAATATCATCGGGTCTTAAAAAAGTTGCACCTTTACCCACCATTGAAGGTTCGTCTATTCCCGCATCATATAATTTTGTAGATCTAATTATTTCCCATTCTTTTTCGCCAATACCATATTTCTTAAATTGGCTTTGTAAATTTGGATCTAATTTATTAAATGGTTTATTAACATTCTCTGCAAGATCTCCCATTGCCATCCAACCAAACGCCCACTTATTAGATTGTGTGGAGTGAGATAATCCAGATCCTCTTAATATAAAATCGGAAACTCTTTTTGTCCAAAAAGGAGCATCTATATCGTTTAAGTATCTTGTTGCAACAGCAGAAGTAGCACTCCACATCTCAGCTCCTAATTGAAGTCTAATTGCGGTTCTTGCCATCGCTTTATCTTTTTTCATTCCTTCTGCTAAAAATTGAACAGCTTTTGCATTAGCTTTGGTTGCTTTTAATCCATTAAATTTAGCAGTCATTCTCGACCAATGAAAGTCAGTAATTGTCATAATAGCAGCTCCTCCTAATTGTGCAGAAAGTAAAATCTGTCTTAGACCCGCAAATGTATTACCCCAAAATCCATCAATAGGTTTATGTAAACCACCTTTATGTGTAGCAAATAAATTTTCAGTATTTTCTAAAATTGTATTAGTTCTATCTGTTTCGTTTCTGTAAATTTTAACTTGATCTTTTTTTATTCCTCTTAGCTTACTATCTTTAATAATAGTTTTTTTTCTTTTAAATTTACCTTGTGCCTCCGCAGCTGCATCTATAGCTGTTTGTTTTTTTATCATACCCGTTGCCCAAGTGTGAGTAGCATCTGGATTGGGTCCAAGTATTTTAAGCATAGCAATATCCCTAGACATACCGTTAATATGATCTAACATTGTTTTATATGGATCTGGATTACCAAATCTAGCTTGATATTCCATCCAATCATCTGCGTTTTTAAATGCTAAAAATCTATGATCTAATCTTCTATTATGTAGAGCTTTACCATAACGATTAACACCAGGTTTAAAAGTTGCCATACCTTCTGTTGATATATTTGCATATACTTCGCTTAAAGCCTCACGAATTGTTTTATCATTAAAAGGTAAACCAGATCTTTCATTAACCATTTTATCTAAATCTAATTTAGGTAAAATATAATCAATCCAATCTTCTTTAGTAACAGATCTAACTGATAAAGTATCGTGCATTTGTGGTAATCCCCAATCTTTTCTTGATAAGATTTTCATACCAAAGCTATTAGCTCTTTTTCTTAAATGTTCAGCTACTTGTTTCCAGGCATCTGCTAAATCTCTAGCATTTTGATTTCCAGTTTTTTCTCCCATTAACTCTTTAACCATTAATTTCTTATTAGCTTTTTGAAGTCTGGATTGTGTGCCTCCCCAACCATATCTAAATTGATCTAAAATATTAGCCATTAATTGATGAGCTTTATCTCTTTCAATTTTTGCTTGGTTTTCAATATTTGGTTTGTAAGACCAATTATCTTGTGAGTGATAAGCTCTATAAGCATTAGCCATATCCACTTCGCCATTTTCATTTCTATAATTTTTAAAATCAAATTCTATTTCTTGCATCTTGGCTCTCATCTGCAAAGTGTATCTTAATTTCTCTGCTTGCTCTATTTTCATAGCATCGTACACTTCTCTTGCAGATCTTTTTTCAGCCTCTAGCTTAGTTAAATTTTTTCTGTATTGGTAAAAGTCTCTAACCTCATCAAAGTTTTTATATAATCTTTCTCCTTGACTTTCTGAAATTAGACCCTCTTTAATACCATTAATAATACATTGCTTAAAACCACTCATATACAATTCTCCAATCTTTTAAGCATCGTTAAATCTTTTGCATCTTGTTCAAATGCCTCTCTAGCAGTTGTAGTGAGTGGTACTTTTTCTCCATTCTCATCTAATCTAGTTCCAATAACAAATGGAACATCAACATCATTAGTAGGATTTAATCTTGAAAATTCTTTATCTTTAATTTTAAAATATTTATTTTTTATATTAGCCTCGGCTACTTTTTGCTTTTTAACTAAATCTAATATTTCAGATTTTGAAAGTGTATCTTTTTGATATTCTAGTTTTTTGTAAAAAGCATGATTTATGTCTATTAATGGATCTAATTCTTTAAGAGAAACTTGTAATTCAAAAGAAAAACCATCTTTAGTTAATGCTTGTAAATGGATCCTTCTATATTCTGTATTGTGAGTTAATGTTCTTCCAACATCATCTAAGAAATCATCTTTAAAAATTAACTTAAACTTTTTATTTAACTCAGAATATACCAATTTTGCTTGTGTAATGGTATCCAAACTAATTCTAGCACCTAAAAAATCTGAGACATTTTGAGGTGTTATTTTATCTTTAGTTGCTAATTTTTCCTTTAAACTCTTAATTTCCTTAATTCTTGCCTTTAAATCGCCATTATATTTTGTTGCTATAGGTTGTAATTCTTTCTTAACAGCATCCATCTTCTTGGATAATGTTTTATATATCTCATTGAAATTATCCGTTTTATGATATAATGGAAAACCTATGGAACTAATGTCGCCAACAACTTTATTTGTTTCTCCACGAGTAAGTAGTGGAGGTTTACTTTGTGCAGTTGCTAAAACTGTAGATGGAGGAGCTGTATCTGTTAGTTGGGATTTTGATACTAAATCTTGGGTTTTTGCTAAAGGCTTACCAGTAGGTACTGTTTTTGCAGCATCGCCAGCACCAGCCTCACTTCTTATGGCTAACGATGTTCCCTCATCAAACATGGATGCCTCTGTTACAGAGGCTTGATTTCTATAAGCTGCCTCATTCGGTACATCAAATTCTTTAACTCCTTCAATATCTTCTGCTAATTTGCTTTCGTTTTTATTAAATGTAGCTTTTTCAATTCTTGGAGAGTTAGTATTTGTTGTTGTTTTATTAATATTAAAATCAATAGAATTTAAGTCTTGAACAGTATCGTGATAAGCTCCCTCGTTAATTCTTCCTTCTTTTTCTAAATTTTCTTTTCTTTCTATTAATTTTTTTCTAATAGTATTAACTTCTTGTTTAGATAATTGAGATACAGATTTTCCCTGTGCATTTAAACCAGCCGATCTGATAACATAATTTGGATTTCTAATATTTTGAAAAGCTCCAGATTTAGGATCTAAACCAATAATTTTTTCAGTTCCATCTCCTAATTTTACCTTTATAGAGTTTCCTGTTGTACTTACTTTAACAACTTGGGTTCTTACAATATTACCATTTGCATCAAAAATATCAGCAAATTCTCCAGGTTTAAGATTAACTGGTGGTTCAAGGTTATCTGGTACAATATGATTTTTAGCTGGTGGTAAATCTAATGGTGTATTCTCATTAACTGATTTAACCGCAGCATCTAATCTTTCTCTATGCTCTGTTCTACCAGCAGCATTATCTGGAAAAGGATTATCTTTTTCTGGAATTTTATAGTTATCTAAAGTTTTATCTTTAAACTTTGGATTAATATTTCCTAACTCTTTTGATACTTGATTTATTTCTTCATCTGATAATTTAAAAAGATATTTTTTACCAACATCAACACCTTTACCAAATGCTTTAAATACTCCGTAAAGAACTGGAGATAATACACCAGCTGCCGCTGTAACCATTGCAATATTTTTTAAACCAGTTTCTAAACCAGCATCTTCAAATCCTAATTCTTTTCTATAAGGTTGAGCTTTTAACTGGATCATAGTTTCAGCTACAGCTCCTATAATCATTTCATATTTAGCAACTTTCCAAGCTGCCTTACCAAATGTTGCTGGAACTGAATAACCAAAAGATATTGGAATAGTTGCAAGCATAATAGGATCTGTGAAAGCTCCGCCAGCTATACCAGTAAATCCTCCAGTTTTACCTCCGCCTGTGTACCATTCTCCAGATGCTCTTTCGTTTATTTTTTGATATTCTTCCCAGGCTTTATGGGTTTTTTCTGCAATAATTTTTTGCATATTTTCTTGAGTATCTAACCCAGCCTCAACTAATGCAGCTTTTAAATTTTCATCTGTTGTTTGTAACTCGGTTACTTTATTCCAAAATTCAGCCTCTAACTCTTGCCTAGATTTTTTTTTAGTTAAATCGAAACGATGAACACCAAAAATAGATGATGCTCCAGAACCTAAAGGTTCTAATTTTAAATCTTGATCTAATGGAGATACAAAACCACTATGACCCGCTCTTGTTAATATATCAACTACATTAATATATTCTTCGGCAAGATTACTTCTTTCAGAAGAGAATAATTCTGATCTAGTAAAAGCATTATAAGCAGAGCTAACATTATCCATAAAATCAGTTCTCATACCTTTGGAAAAGCTCGTATTGTTTTGTGGAGTTAGAGCTGTATCTGTGTCAAAAAAAATAGTCATTATTTTAAACTTGTTATTATATCTTCTTTAATTTTATTTAAGTCGATAACAAAAAATCCATTATCAGTATTCATGGCATATTCTTCTTCTGCTCCACTTACTTTAGGATTTTCTCCCATGGCAATTTTATACAAACCATCTCCTACACTTACAAAATAAGGATCTTGATTTTCAAATATATTTATAGTTTTTCCAGTTACATCAACTGGAGCTTGATCGTTACTTGATGCCATATCAACTAATTCTGGATGTTTTTTTAATAATTCAACTATGTTGTCAAAATTTCCTTCTTTTATCCAATTTGGAATATGAACTTTATTACCATTCCATTCATCAAAACCACCCATCCAATGATTTCTTCCTTCTGTTATAAAGGTTCCTCCAGCAGCCATCTTAAATGCTTTTTCCCAATCATCATCCCAATTAAAAGGTAAATTGCCTATAGATTTTCCAGAATTTTTTAATTCAGCTGCAAAAATATAATTTGCCATTTCAACGGTACTATTAAAAGTATTACTATTTTCTAAAAAAGCCTCGTTATATTCTCCAATTTTTGTTAAATAATTATTATCTGTAGATTTAACTTTGTATGCTTTAACAAGATCTGGATTATTTTTAAACATCATGTAGCCTTGAACAGCTAATCTAACATTGTTTCCTGGTACACCATTATTTGACATAACCAATCCGCCAACGTGAGCTAAGAAAGTATTATCTTTAGAAAGTTCTTGAAAAGCTAAATCGCTGTCTTGTCCAAAACCTTGAACCAGAGCTGTTGATAAATTAATAATTTGATCTGAAGTTGTTGCACTTTCAAACGCACCCTGGATAGCTGTTTTTTCATTTGCAGTAAAAAATACTACGGGTCTTTTATAATGATTTGCAACTGTTTTAGCTTGTGCAATTCTTTCTTTTATATCTGATGCAAATTCTGAAATATCTCCAGTAGTTAATAATTTTTCAAAACCTATTTCATCAATATTAACAACGCCTCTATCATTACCCGTCATTAATTGATCTTTATTTAAAGATGTTGTTAAAGCTGCAAGATATTTTTTTGATATGTTTAAATTGTTCGCCCATTTTAATTCCATACCATCCCTTTTTGTATTTTTATATTCAGTTAAAATATTAACTCTGTTTTCTATATCAGCTACAGACATGGTTGATAGTTGAGCATAAATAGGAGCATCTATTCTTATTTGTTCTAATTTTAATAAAGTTTTTTCATCTTGTGTTTCTAATGCGATAGCAACAGCTGTTTCAAATTCATCCGTATTAATAGATAAACCACTCTCCATATTGCTTTGCATATTATTAACATCGTTTCTATTTTTATGATTTATAGATGATTTTTTTGCCTCAAAATGAGTTTTAAGTTTTAAATAATCTTCATCATTTATTCTGTCATCTTTTAAAGCAGCTGCTAATACTTTATCCTTTTCAGATAAAGACATATTTTTATAACCATAAAAAGCTATATCTCTTCTGGTAGATTTAATAACTCCATCTAATTTATTACCAAATATTTCTAAAGTTTTTTTATCTGAAAATATAGCTTCCAATTCGCCTCTAGCTGTTTCACTTTCTAAAGATGCTCCAAAAATAATAGATTTTTTTAAAGTTTCAATTTGATCTAATTTATTAGTTCTTAAAGAATTAATCATATTAGTTGTGGCTTGAACTTTTATAGAATGAGCATCTTTAATATTTTGTTTTGTCATCCAATGTTTAAATTTCTTTTGAGCCATTGGAGATAAATTGCTACTTGAACTATCAAATATTTTTTGCCAAGCCTCGTTGTAATATTTAAGAGCTGCATCTGGATCACTCATTTGTGATGCTTTTAAAGTTATAGAACTTAATCCTTCAAAAGTATCTGAACCATTCATAACTTCTTTAGATTTTTCTAAAACTTCATTATCTGATTTTATATCTAAATGTTTATAGTAAAGTTTTTCTCCAGATTGAACCATGCCTTTAAAAGCTCTACCGATAGAACCAGCCTCACTCATACTAGCGAAAGCTCTATTTTCTACATTTGAAGATTTAGCTGTTGGTTCTAATTGTGATTTGTATAATTTTATTGCCATTGTTTACCCCGTATAAAACATTCCAGCTGTTGATAATAAACTTTGTCCAGCTGCGTAATAAGATGCTTTCTTTGCAACCTTGCCTCTCCATCTTTGAAGATCTGCGTCTGCTTGCATCATAATTGCCTCGTTCTCTTTTGTTGCTATTGCGTTTTCTGCATTGTAAGTCATAATATCTCTATCAGTTTCTAATTCTAATGCTTGATCGTAAAGAGCCTCAAGAGGTGTACCTTCTAAGGCAGCTCCACTTGAAAGATATGCAACTCTAGTTTCGCCTTGTATTTGTTCAACTGTCTTATCAAATTTTGGAAGATTAAAGTTGTTGTGAACAGACATTATCTGTTTTGCCTCTTCCTCCTTAATCTTTTTATTACTTTCTATAATCCTTGCATTATATTCAGCTGCCTTTTGTTCAGCCTTACCAGCAAATATATCTCCAAAAAAACTCATTTTATAATCCTCGCAAATCTATAAAAGTCTGATCCATCTGGACCATAACCTTTCATTAAACCTTCTTCTTTCAATCCTAAAAATTTTACAAATTTTAATGCAATTTTACAATCAGCCTTAACTGATGTTTGTAATCTTCTAATAAAATTATTTTTTATCATCATGTCCGTTCTTTGCTTAATAACCTTTGCAAATGTTATTGGATAGTTATTTATTTCTTTTGTTGCCAAGACCCACCCCTCGGCACAGCCATCCCAGAGGGGAAAGATCCCTCCAGCCGCTATAGGTTTGTTATTCAATAACCCTGTAAACGACATTCCAACTTCTTTTAGATAATAAGCATATTTTCTATGTTCTGGTCTTAATTCTAGTAATTCACTATTTAAACCTTGATCTAAAATATAATGTGCGTGTTCGTTTTCAAAAGGTACAAATTTTATATTAGACACTCTCTGTCTCCAATCTTGGATAAATACCCAGGATAGTCATTGGTAGAGCTTGTGGTTGTTGAACATAAACTAATCCTTCTGTGCCATAGCCTGTGTCAAATTCCACTTGTTTATCTCCAGTAAATAAAGGAATAGGTAAATCCATTGGAGATCCACTAGCTCTAAAATCTATTGATGTTAAGTTTGCTGCATTGGGTCCAACTTTAGCTCCAACGGTATCTTGAAACCTAACAGATAAATCATAAATTCTTTTTGTTTTCGTTTGAGTTGTTTCTGTATAACCTTCATCTAATCTCATCGTTTGTAAATCAGATGTATAAAGTAAACCAACTTTTGCTTGCTCCGTTGCATTGTCTATTGATATACTTCCGCTTGAAACTGTCTTTGAGGTTTGTGCAGCACCTTCGCCAATAATATCTACAACTTCCCCTTCTAAATGATCTAATCCTGTAAGTGTGGATGTTTCATCGCCAACATAACTTAATCCACTATCTAAATAATGGAATGCAGTAACATCTCTATTAAAATCAAATGGAGTAAAGTATTCTACATATCTTCTTACAGCTCCGTTAATCCATCTTTGAACTATAACCCAAACTTGATCTTCGTCTGCATCGCCATCAATTACCGCAACACTTTCTACTAAAGCATGAGTTAAAATATTATCTGTTTGCTCCGATGTGTGAGCTGAAGTTAAACTAACAACGGTGTCTAAAGTTTTATCTGAATAAAGTTTAAATTGGTTGTTATCAATTTTTTCAATATAATATTTTGTATTTTCAGATAAACCACCAATAGCTGTTCCTGTATTATCATAATAAAAAATATCGCCAGTAACAAAACCATGAGATGCTGAATAAATAAAATTAGATGAAATATTAACACCTTGATAAATGTATTGAGTTGTGTCTGAACTTGGAGCTGAAGTAAAAGATACAGCCGTTCCCGCAGTAGCATTCGATGCGGTTGTGGCTAGTTTAATGGTATTACTATCGGTTGCGATAGCATAATATAATGTTGAATTATTTAATCCACCAATAGCATTAGAGCCAGCATAATAATAAACTGGATCAGCAGTTGATAAACCGTGTGATGAAATAGTAATTGTATTAGCTGTGGTATTTACATTTGAAGAATTTGAAGTGAAACTAATTGATTGTTGAATAATATTTTTTGTAGTGTCAGACTTACCGCCTATAATGTGTCTATGCCAAGCAACAACATTTTCTAATCTGTTATAAGTTAAACCAGTTAAAATTCCATCTGTTCTTGCTCCCCAAACAACTGAATATGGCTCTTGTTGGTAATCCATTTGAGTAATACCACTTTCAGTTATATGTTCAGAAAGAATAGTTAAATCTGGAGCAACATAACCATCGGTATCAAAATTATAAGCAAGTTCTCTCATTTTTCTTTTTGCTCTTTGTAAAAAGATAGTTGCGTTACCAATAGATAAAGCATCTACTCCCGCTGAACCATAGTTGGATTGTTTAATGATTGAAATATTTGTCGGTGTGATTGCAGATGCGGTTCCAGCAGAGACAGCATATTCTCCACCCGTTGTCATTACAATTAAAGTTCTCGTTGCCTTCATAGCTTTAATCGCATTAACCTGGTTGGATGCAATAGTATAAATCATAGCATCGTCAGCATCAGTTCCAGCTGTCATATTCTCATAATCTCCAGACTTTGAGAAAAACATAGTTTGTGGTTGATCTGAAGTTCCAGCAAATACTAATCTTTGTTGAAAAAATGTAACCACCGAAGGATGACCCGTGGTATCCGAAAAAGAACCTAGATTAAATGCTGCTGTTGCATCGGTATTAGTAAATGCTTTAGTGATTGTGCAAACTACAACGGTTGTGTTAGTTCGTGCTGTAATTACAGCCTCGCCACTATTAAATTTTAAAATTCTTCCAACGTCTGTTGTTTGCCAGCCATCGCCACCATTTATTCCTGTGGTTGAGCTAGCAGTTATATTAACACCCGTTCCAGTTCCAGAGGATGCTGGAGTTAAAGTTGTTGTTGTGGTGTTGGTATCCATGTAGGGACCAGTTTCAGCAAAGTCTACTTCTGAAAGTGTCCAGGATGTATGACCCGTTCTGGATAATTTAGATGCCTCATGAGATGGATGGCAGATATACATAACGTCAGCGGATTGTGCGAATTTTAAATCAAATAATTGTGCTGTCGTATAACTGGTTGTGATTTGGTAAATTCTATTGGCTACACCAGCAGATGAATAAGCAGTATAACCAGAAGAGTTTATATCGTTACCATCAACATCTTGTAATTCAAAAGTATTAGTAGTTTTATCAGCTACTTTAAAAGTTTTACCATTTACTTCTGTCATTCCAACAACAGATGAGATAGTTACAAAATCTCCATTTGAATAACCATGAGAGTTAGATGTAACTACAGCTGGATTAGCAGCAGTAATTCCAGTAATAGTTTTATTAGCCTCTACAATTTGACCGTCATCTTTAAAGAAACGAATATATTGATTGCCAAATTCTAAAATGTAAGTTTGTTCAGTTGAAAATGTAAAAGGAATAAGTCTTGTTTTGTTTGCGGATGTTTTTATTTCAGATACAAAATAAGTTCCTGGTCGTCTTGTTATTGGTCCATGTGGCATAACCACAAAGTTTTCAATATTCGTTGCACCATTAAAGTATTTTGCAAAATCTGTTCTTCCCTCCATAGAAGAGGAAAGCTCCCCAGCCGTAAAGCTAGGGATGCTTAAAAGTTGTTTTCCCATATTTAGTATCTACTATTTAAAAAATCTTCAGTTATGATTTGATCTGTTGGAGCTAATTCTGGGTTAGTATTGTAACCTTCAGAACTATCTGCGTGTCTTGCCTCTGATAATTTAGCTTGATATTTTTCTGCCATTAGTTTTGCAACTTGTAGATTGGCAGTTATAGCATAAGCTATATCCTGTGCTAAATGTGCAGAGATAGTTTCTCTTAATAAAACATCTAATTCGTTGACATCTGTTATTTGTGCTAAATAAATTAAATAAACAGAACTTTCACTAATTAATAATTTTCTACCTTCAACTTTATAATCGGAATTATAATCTTTAATTCCTAAAATTCTTAAACAATCTGCGGGTAAAGTATATTGATAATCAAAACCCCAGGCTGGAGTATCGCTATCTTGTGCTAATTGAACTCTTTTAATTAAACAATTCCAAGGATGAGATCTATAAACTGCATCTCTAATTGTTGTATATCTTTCATTACATAATCTAGCATTTTTACTATCATCTGTAAGAGCTGTAATTGAACTTGCGCCTAATTGGTTTAATGCTGAATTACAAATTTGAACTACTGATGCCATGTTAATCCTTTTTAATTATATATTTTCTTCTTAATGTTCTTGGTTTTACCAAAGCAAATATTTCAGCTTCAGTTAATTCTTCCTTCGTATCAAAACCATAATGATACTTGTTATCGTTTTTAAATCTGTCTACCAAAACATATCTATAAATATGATTTCCACTTTTAAAATGTAAGATAGGTTTTGGTTTATCTAACTTTTTTATCATTGCATCTTAGGCGGGTTCCACTCTCGCTTTCCCCGCCTAAAATTCTATTTACTCTAGTTTACAACGTAATGAATGTTGAACGACATATCGCCTTCAGTTCCACCCGCAGCAGCCATAGTAGCCGCTATGTAGTAGTAACCTCCAGGATCAGTTGACGCTCCAGCCATTTCCCACATTGTTGAACCAGCAGTATTGATGTTAGCAGCCTCAAATCTTACATCTGCCATAGCAGCAGCATCAGCCACCGCAGTTGCAAAGTAATCTTCATCAACTACTGTTCCATCACTTTGATAAATCCCAACATTGAAAGTACATGAACCCCCAAGTGTATCTGAACCGATCCAGATTTGCGGAACGGTTGCATTACTTGGTATAGGTGCAAGCATAACAATATCGTCATCATCACTATCTCCAGCCGCAACAACTATAGTACCTTGAGCTACACGAACTACTCCGTGTAAAAGTGCTGTGTTGTTAAGAACTTGAGGCGTAGCTTCAAAGTTTGCTACTAAGTCTGAGTTTTTAGTTCCCATGATTTATTTCCTCTCTATTGATTATGCTTCATGACAAGGGATTTGCACAACTTTTTCTTCTTCCATTCTAACGGCTCCCAAACTCATCGCATAATAAACTTGCGTACTATACGATTTGTCAGCACGTTCCGAAATTTTTGCCGATATATCTTTTCCGATACCTAACTTGATGGCATCTTCAGTATATGCAAAAACTAATCTGTCAGAAGTGTACGTTGCATCCTTGTTCAATCTTGTTGACATTATGAACTCAAAACCTAAGTAGGAATTGATACTACCTTCAGCAAGAGCTTTAACTGTATTATAGTCAGAGCTAGTTACTTGAGTAGTTCCTAATAGATCTGAGATCTGTTGTGGTCCACATACGACATATCTCTTCAATGAAGGGTCAACATCGTTGTTATCTAAGATTTTCTTCGCTGCTAAAAGTTTAGCAATCGTCAAACCGTCTGATTGGTCTGAAGTCGCAGTCTTTTGCGTTGAAGGTAAAGCTGTAGATGTACCACCAGCAACACCAGTATCAGCCGATGCGTTGAACGCTGTAATAATTACATCGTCAATCGATCTGTTCATAGCTGCTGCCGCTGCTTTAGCGTATGAGCTAGTTGGGTCTATAAGCATTCTAACTTTGTCGACATCGTCAACTAAGTCAGCCCATTCATAGTCAGCCAAGCTCAATCTTCTTCTGCTGTGTGGCGTGTCTATTTGAGGTGTATCGCCATGTCTGCTCGTTCTTAATTGAGCAGCTGTTACTCCGACTTGCATTTTGTTATCGTAGTTTTTTTTAATTACTACTTCTATATATCACTATATAGTTCAGACTATATCATCACTATTTAAAGTGTTGGGTTTTCGTGGGTATATTATTGTTTCCTCAATACCTAGTCGTTGAACCTTCCATATACCTTTTAAATTATATGGCTTGGCTGCTGATTGTCTCAATGAGAGTTCCCAGCAATTTACCCAATTTTACTTCGACCATTTTGTTAATCGAAGAATGCGTTTTTACCTCTAACAGTTTCCACATCAACAGAACCTCTAAGTTTACTTCCCATTTGTTGAGAAAGCATAGCAATATTCGAGCTATACTGTTCAACGAAAGAAGTAGTAATTTGAATAGACATACTATTCTCCTTATGGTTGGTTATTGTTAATGTTAAGCGGCTGATTATCCTTACGGGTCGAAACCTCGATTTCAGTTCTCCTGGAACCTATACTTTCATAGTGTCAACTAGGGTCTGTCGATTATCCTAATTATTTTCAGCTATACAGAATTTTTTTGTTCTCGTAAAGCTAAAACTTCTTTAACAGCTAGTTCATGGTTGGGATGTCTTTTATCCCAGTATGCTGAACCTTGTTGTGTTAATTCTCCAATTTGTTTTTCTAATTGTGCTGGTGTTTGATAAGCTGGTCCAGATGCTTGTGTTATATTATCTTCTCCCATCTTATCAGCTAATGTAGCAAATGCTTTAATAAATGTTGGATGATCTCCAATTTTAGTTCCATCTGCTAAATTTTTATTTAAAAAATCTTCATCAAAAACTTGTAAAGCAACATGAGCAGATTTAATAGTTTGCTGTTTATATGCTTGACCCCACTCTTTTTTAAGAGATGTTTCGCTTTCTTGTCTAGCATTTTCAGCTACTATATCAGCATCTTGTTGCTGTTGAGCTGCCATATCATTATAAAATTTAACTATACCACTTGCTTGATTAGGTAATAATCCTAACTTGTGAGCTTGGTCGGAAAAATTTTTTAAAGCATCTTCATTTATTTTAACATCTTCTCCTAGATCATATTTATATCCAGTTGCATCCTTTGGTCTACCTAGTTTTTCATAAACTGCATCCCAATCTTTTTCTGTTGCAAATTTATTAGGTACAGGAATTTTATCTGAACCTACTAGCTTTTGTGCGTGGACATAACTTTTTGCTAGGCTTTCAATATCTTTAATATTTTCTAAAGATTTGTCTGCTTTTATTTCATCGGAAAGACTTGCTTTCCAATCTGTACTTGTTGGAGTTTCTGTTTTAGGATCTCCAGATAACACCGTGGTATCAGTTTGAACTTCTGGTGTTACTACCTCTTGATTTTCGCTTGACATATTATTCTCCTTTTTTGTTAAGCATATTTTTAATAAACAAGACTACTGATCTTGTTCCTTCTAAAAATGCAGTCTCATGGCTATCTCCTTTAACGTGAGTAGTTGTATGAAAGCTACATCTTTTTTCCAAATCAGAAAGCACTCGTTCTCCAGCCTCCGATTTAAAAACTGTTTTATAATCTATTCCTAATTGTTTAAGTTCTTTTTGATCCATTACTCAACCGCCTTTAGAGCTGGTGCAATTTTACCCGCACTCTCAGCAACAGCTTGAGCTTGTTGTAATTGTTGCATCTGCATCTCGGCTTGTTGTTTTTGTTCTTGAATAGATCTTACTTCTGCTTTTGATCTCATAATTTTAGCTGGTAAACCTAAAACATTTTTAATGTGGTCGACTAAACCATCTATATCTATGTAATCAAATACTGGTGCAATATTCTGCATTGAACCAAATATTTCTATTCCTCTCATAACAGATGATAACTCTTGTGTCTTTTGAGCTTTGGCTAATGGAGATACATATTCTATCTCAACATCCTGGTCGCCAATCTCTTCTGGTATTGGAGGTAATTTATTATTTTTTAATAATAAATTAAAAGCTCTAGTAATTAATGGTTGTAGTAATTCACTTTGTAATCTTCCTAATACTGGACCCAGTAATCTCATCTTCTCTTCAGTTCTTTGCATAACCTCTGTTGCGGTCATGTTTTGACCTTGTACCATCATTAACTGGTCGACAAAGAAATTTTCTCTAATTGCTTTTCTTCTTTGCTCTTCCATTTGAATACCCACAGGAGCATTCGATCCAACTTGTAATGGTTCAATTCTATCTCTGGTTCCAGATCTATAAAAATTTAATCCACCAGGTACAGTTCTAATGGGTAAAATAAAACCATCATCAGGAACCATTAATGGTGGGTCAATTTGTTTTTGAGCTGCTTTAATAGATGTTTTAGACATTGTGTTTAACATCTTGGTATCTGGTAAAGCATTCATCGCTGGCGATCTGCCATAGATTTCATTGGATGAAGATTTTAAATATCTAGGTACAACGTATGGAAATTCTCTAAATCCACTTTCTCTTAAAATAGCTCCTGTCTCTTGATGAATATGGCATGAGATATAATCCATATTATCTTTATTCTGATAACCCATTGGAGTATCAGATTTATGTACCGTATGAAGAATAACACTATCCTCAAAAGGTTTATTCTTTACTGCCTCCTGTAATCCTCTTGGCAGTTCTACATCTGGATACATTAAAGGAATATTTTTATTTTTAAGATGAAACCTTCTTAATAAGCTGTCAACAAAACCTTTTTCATTTTCAGTAATAAATATTTCTGAAATATGTAAAGTTTTAAATCTTAAGTCATCCTTAATATCATCTGTAATAAACATCGCAGATGTACCAAAAGCTAATAGCTCATGGTAAAGTTCAAAAATTTCTTGTTGAAAATTTGAACGAGCAAATACTTGCTGCATAATTTTTGCACAGCTCTCTAACCATTCTACTGCTGTATCATCTTGGTTAGTTGCCTCGTTTCTAAATTTTAAAACGAACCACGGAGAAATTGTGTTAGTTAGCATACCATTTAAGCTAGCAGATAATAATTCTAATGCGTGAGTAGCTGTACCATCATAAATCTGATCGTGTCGTTTATCGCCTTTAGTTCTTTTAATAGTAATATTGGATTTTCTTGGTAAAAAATAATCTGCAATCTCTTGCCAATGCTCTTCCCAAGTAACTCTTTGAGTTTTTAAAGTATTATATTTATCAATAATTTCTTTTGCTTTTTTTTCTACTGCCATTTTTTATCCTAATGTTTTTCTTTTGATTGTTAAATTTTGATCTCCTAATCCTTTTGCAGAAGTTAAAATATTTGAAGTTCTACCTTTTTTTTGAGTTGCAAGTAAAGTTTCATCAGCCGACATTGTGGTAGCTG